ACTGAAAGCGCGATATGAATCAACTGAAGGTGTTGAACCAGCGCGAACCATAGCTGGGAATGTTGCCAGAAATTCCGGTGGTGTATATCGAAGTCTCGCTGAATTGATGACCGATATGCAGTCATCTGAATACAAAAATGATCCGGCATTTCGTTCTGATGTAGAGCGGAAACTTGCTAACTCTGATGTCCTGGAGTCGCGCAGAGGATGATCCCGTTTATCGGACCAATCATTGAACTTGTCGGAAGCCTTGGTTCTTCTTGGATGGACAAAAAGAAGATAGAGGCGACTGAGAAAGTAAAGATCGCCAGGGCGCGTGTTGAAGGTGAGATCGATTGGGACATTGCCCAGGCGAGAGCTTCGGCAAACTCATTCAAAGATGAATTTTTAGTGATCATTTTTACATGCCCTTTGGTGATGTGCTTTATCCCAGGTCTTGAAAAATATGCAGTTCGTGGCTTTGATATTCTCGCCACACTCCCCTCCTGGTATCAGGGTTTATTAGCCGTAATGGTCGCGGCTTCGTTTGGGTTCAGGGGCGCAACAAAATTTATGAATCGAAAGAAATGAATCATCCCATTCAGTTTATCCGCACGTCTGTGTTTAAACCAAACGAATGTGAGGGGATCATAAATCTACTTGATGACCTCACTTCAAACACTGCTGAAGTTATGGACACCCCAGGTAAATCCTGGGCGCGGAGGTGTGACATCTCCTGGGTCCCGCGTTCTGCTGATACTGCGGATATCTACAACCCAATCGAACAATCCTTTAATGACGCGGCTCATTTCTTCGGGTTCCAAATCGACAGGATTCAGGAGTTGCAATACACGATATACACCCCCTTTGATTTCTACCGTATGCACACAGACAACGGGCATAATGAACCTGGAGTTCTTAAAAGAAAACTGACGATGTCCATAAACCTGTCTGGACCTAACACATACTTGGGTGGGCGATTGAAAGTCAAAACGCAATCCCGCGCCAAGACAACAAAAGTTGAGGGGCAAGCAACCATATTCCCAAGTTTTCTATGGCACCAAGCGAACCCCGTGTGGTTTGGGAAACGAAAAGCCATCGTCGCTTGGGCGCTAGGCCAGGAGCCCTTTAGATAATGCGCGATTACAAAAAGGAATACCGTGAGTTTCACGGGAAGCCAGCCCAAAAAAAACGCCGCGCAAAGAGAAATGCTGCAAGGTCACTAATGATCAAGAAGAACGGAAGACGTGCGCTTGCGGGCAAAGACGTGCATCACAGGGACAGAAATCCTGGGAACAATTCAAGCTCTAATTTATCAATAATGTCCAAAAGCAAAAACCGTTCCATGAAATAGTGCCGCTCCTCTTTAGGAGGGCGCTTGGGTGACGGCCCAAGTCTTCAATATCTTCAACTACATGGACCCCGTGCGCGGGATAATCCTGTTCCCGTGGAGAGACTGAAGAACCAACCTTCAACCCTAATTGAAAAGGACCTCAGCTATGGCTAATGCCACAGTCTCAAGGCTTGGTCTCGTTGAAGCAACGGGAACAGGTTACGATGCTCTTTTCTTGAAGGTGTTCAGCGGTGAGGTTATGGCCTCATTCAACGCTAACACCGTTATGAAAGAGCGCGTCCGCGTCCGAAACATTTCTTCGGGCAAATCGGCGCAATTCCCTGCCATTGGTAAAAGTTCAAGTGCTTACCACACTCCTGGCACGGAAATCGTTGGTACTGCAATTAAACACAATGAGAAAGTGATCACGATTGATGATCTGCTTATCTCACATGCTTTCATTGCAAATATCGATGAAGCGAAGAATCATTACGAAGTTCGTAGTGAGTATTCAACCCAGCTTGGACAGGCCCTTGCACAAACGTATGACAGAAACTTACTGTCGATGGCTGTGAAAGACTCTGCCACTCCCCCGACTGCGATTGCAGACCAGGGAACGTCTGAGCAAATCCTACAGTCCGCTGTACTGAATATGGGAACGGCTGCTGACGTGACAACGCTTGTCGGTCAGATGTACACCGCAGCCCAGAAGCTGGACGAAAAGGATGTGCCTAAAGAAGACCGTTTCGTCTTCGTAACCCCTGCCGCGTACTATGGCATGGTTCAGAATGACAAAATTGTAAACCGCGATTTTGGCGGCTCCAATGGTGTCTATTCTGATGGCACGGTAATCAAGGTTGCTGGTATGCAAATTATAATGACCAACAATCTTGCGGTAGATCACACTTCTGCAACGACTGATACCGCTGCCAGTAAATACGGTGTCAATGCCAGCAGCTATCTTGCTGTTGTCATGCAGAAAGGTGCGCTCGGTACTGTCGAGCTTCTGTCGATGGCCTCTGAAGCCGAATATGACATTCGGAGACAAGGCACGTTGATGGTCAGTAAAATGGCAGTGGGGCATGGTACGCTTCGCCCAGAGTGCATGATTGCGATTAAGAACGCTACTTCGTAATCTAATTCCTAACCACCCTAAGGGACGCCTTGGAGAAATCCAGGGTGTCCCTTTTTTTCAAAATTCAGGGCAAGCCAAATGACAGTAATTACTCCGACTACAGAGCTTGAGGCAGTCAATGTGATGATGTCTCACATTGGTGAAAGCCCTGTGAATACTCTTGAAGACGATAATGTAGTTGATGCTACCATAGCGCAGACGATCCTCGCTTCTGTAAGCAGAGATGTGCAGTCACAAGGCTGGTATTTTAATACCGAAATTGGGTACTCAATTACGAAGGACTCAAACAACAAGTTTGCTGTCCCTGCGAACACGGCAAGGATAGACGGGGTTAATACCTCTACGTCATCAACACACACAGACTTAGACCTCGTTCTGCGGGGCGGGTTCATGTATGACCGCAAAAACCACACATACACGCCCGATGCGACCACCATTACAGTTGATATCGTGGTTCTTCTGAGCTTCACCGATTTGCCGGAGACAGCACGGCGTTATATCACTCTGAAAGCTGCGCGTATATTTGAACAGCGCCAATTAGGCTCAACGATAATGTCAGAGTTTATTGCCCGTGATGAAGGAATGGCCCTGGCAGCAATGAAAAATGATGAGGCGTGGTCTGGGGATCACAACATGATCACCGACAGTGTGACGCCCGTCACCATAACCAGCCGCTTCGGCTTTGATCGTGGGGTCTACTAGTGCCGCTAGTAAGTAACAGTCTCCCAAATATGACTAATGGTGTCAGCCAGCAGCCAGACCCAATCCGGCTTAGAACATCGTGCCAGGAAATGAAGAATGCGTTTCCCTCAGTGGTAACAGGGCTGCAAAAGAGATCAAACACTTCGTTTATTTCCTCCCTGGCAACGAGCCTTACGGTTCCTGATGATGCAGCAATTCACCTTGTTCAGAGGGATGCTGCCGAAAAGTACATGATCATCTGCGTGAATGGTGATCTTGAGGTTTATGACCTGGATGGGAATAAGAAAACTGTAACCTTTCCAAACGGAAAAACGTACCTCACTACCACAACCCCGAATGCCTCGTTCAGGTTTCTGAGTGTTGCCGATCAAACCTGGATCGTTAATGGCACACAAGTAGTGGCGGCAGCGGCTACCAGTGAAACACGCACCGATCCGCAGACACAAGCAAGCGTCTACATATTTCAAGCGGTAGCCAATAAGACTTACGCCATCTACATCAATGATGTGCTTAAGGCGACACATACGACAAACACCAACGTGGATGCCGCGACAGCGTTGGAGGGTACAGATGAGATAGCCGACGCCCTTAAGACAGCCCTGGTCACCGCTGGGTACACAGCGACCACGGTAAACAGCACGGTTTGTATATCGGCGCTAAGTACGAGCGACACCGTAAAAATCGTTGACGGCTACGGTGGGAGGTCGATGCGTGTATTTAAAGATGAACTCCAGAAGTTCTCCGATCTGCCGCCCCAGGACGTTGAAGGACGCCTGGTTAAAGTTAAGGGTGATGTTGAAGAGGCGGGAGATGACTACTGGGTACAGTATGCTGAAAACGTGTGGACTGAAACTGTCGGGTATAATGAAGGGCGCGAATTCACAAACACTACAATGCCACACACGCTGGTTAGAAACGCTAATGGCACCTTCACTTTTGACAGGGACACTTGGAAAACGCGAATTGCTGGTGACAGCGTCACGAATGAAGACCCCTCTTTTGTTGGGGGTAAGATCAACGATATGTTTCTCCATGCGGGAAGACTAGGTATCCTCAGTGGAGAGAACGTGATCTTTTCTGAAAACGCTGAGTTTGAGAATTTCTATAGGACTACAACTGTCCAACTTCTCGACACAGAGCGCATTGACGTTGCCTCAACCACAGCGAGAGTATCAACCCTGTATCATGCCATCCCCTATAACCAGACGCTTCTACTCTTCAGCGACAAGGTCCAATTTGAAATTGACTACGGAGATGCCTTAACACCCCAAACGGTAGCTATCGAAGTGGCTACAACCTTTGATGCCTCAATCAACGCCAAGCCTACCGCTGTTGGGCCTAATGTGTTCTTCCCTGTCGATGGCGCTCAGTTTGCCTCAATAAGAGAGTTATTCATAACAGACGATACCAACAACAAAGACAGCGCAGAAATAACCATTCAAATCCCGCGTTATATTCCATCGAATATCACCAAGATGGCTTCATCGACCACCGATGACATCATGGCTGTTTTGACCAGCGGCAACAGGGGGAACCTCTATATCTATAAGTGGTACTACAGTGGCGAGGAAAAACTTCAGTCCGCCTGGGGCTGCTGGACACTCCCCGCAGGGTACACAGTTTTAACGATGGAATTCCTGGAGCAAGACCTCTACATAGTTTACAAAAGTAACTCCGGCCTTCATTTAGATAAGCTCACCATCTCTGAGGGAGAGGGCATAGATGGCGCACCAGATGATATTCTTCTAGATCGCAAGGTATCTAATTCCGATTGCACAGTATCTTATAATTCTACCACTGAGGTTACGACTATTACCCCTCCGTATACCGAAGCAGCAACCTGGCAGGTTGTACAATCGGATGGAACAATACCGGATATTAATAGTCAAAGTACAACACAGATTCTTGTCCCAGGGGACCTGAGTTCAACAACCTTTTATGTCGGTATGCCGTACACATTTGAGTACCAATACTCAAACCAGTATGTGCGCTCTGGGGATCGCGGCGGGGAAACGCCCATACAAGATGGCCGACTCCAGTTAAGATACATGTCTCTCCTATATATCAACACCGCGCAATTCAATGTTGAGGTTACTCCCACCAACCGTGACAAACGAACTTACGAGTTTTCCGGCAGGGTATTGGGGTCCAATGCCAATGTTCTCGACGCTGTAAGTTACGACACTGGAGAATTTAGATTTCCTATTTTCTCAAAGAACGATGAAGTGGAGATTGTTATAAAAAATGCTACCCCATTCAACTCAGGGTTCTCCTCCACAGATTGGGAAGGACTGTACACGCCTAAAACCCGTCGAATATAGCGTTACCCCTGGAGATCGATTTGATCTTAAATTCCTCTCGAATAACCTCAGGCCCGAAGATACAGCAGAATTATTTGCTGCCAGCGGCAAATCAAACATTCGTTGTCTTGTTGAAGGGGTGCGTCACTCCGACATAATTCGCATTGGGTATGCCGATGGTGTCCCCTTTGTAATCTGGGGAACCGTCCCTGGTCCCCATGATTCCGCCGCTGTTTGGATGGTTGGCACCGATGGGATCATTACGCATTCAAGAGAGTTCTTAAGGCGCAGTAAAAGTCTCCTTAAGGAACTCCATGATGCCCACGCGCTTTTATTTAATTTTGCTGATTGCCGAAACACCATTCACCACCGCTGGCTGCGTTGGCTTAGTTTCAAGTTTATAAGAAAGGTTCACTATGGACATGAAAACCGCCTCTTCTTTGAGTTCGCGAGGTTAGCGGACAATGTGTGATCCAGTCACAATTGGTGCAGCCCTTTCTATTGGAGGTAAGGTAGCGGGATTTATGGCTGAGAAAGCCGCCGTTGATGAGCAAAACGCTCAAATCGCTGCTGAGAATGCCGCGAAGAAAGCCAGTGATCTCCGCGCCAGAGAGGCGGCTAATCAAGAGATTGATCAAGCGCAAGATGCAGCGCGGATGGAGAATGACCGAATAATCGCGGACGGATTTGAGCGGGCCTTGGAAGGGCGGGCAGCAGAAGCGGAAGGACTTGCTCTAGCAGGGAGCAACGGCGTCCAGGGGATATCTGTGGATGAATCGTTCTGGGATGTTGCAGGGCTCAACTATAGGAGCCTCGCTGCTAGTGAGGGCGAGATGGAGCAAACTATGGCACAGCTTGAAGCCGACGTGCTTGGCATTAAGGCTAAAGAGGCTCAGAGAATTGAAGACAATCGTCCCGATGCATTTAGAAGCAGCCCAAGCCCACTGGGTATGATGATTGGGATTGCAAGTGCTGGCAATGAGTACGCAGATAAAAAGGGGTATTATAGCTGATGGCACGAAAAAAAGTTGAAGCACCAACAGCCCGTATTCAGCGCAACCTCCTGACCCCTGTTGATACATTTTACCAAAGCAAAACAGGTGTTGTTGTCCAACCTGGCGACAAATCCCGTGGGCTACAGCTTCTGGAAAAATCACTTAATCTAGCCAGTAGGAAGAACGAAAAGCGGATTGCTGAGTGGGAACGTGAACAAGAAATCCTGGGCCGAAAAATGGCTACAATGGATATCGCTAAAAATAAAAATGAAATGCGGCTGGCGCGAGAAGCACACCCTGAGAAATCCAAGGCGTGGCAGATTGGCTACAACGCGACAGCGGGAGAAGCCAGTGCTATATCGTGGACCGCTGAGATACGCCGAGAGTATCTCAGTAAAAGAAATGGCACACGCGATGCACAGGGAAACTGGCAACCTTTTGATGCTAAAGGGTGGCTTCAGTGGAAAATAGCAAATTACTCAAGAAGTCTTAAAGGGAACCCTTATTATATTGGGGGAGCCTCAAAGCACCTAAACCAGTTTACCGCGCAAATGTACGCAGAGGATGCCCAGTATTCTAAACAGCTTCACCTTGCAGAAAACATGCGGAGCTACAACGTAATAATAACCAATACCCTTGAAAGTCCATCTCACTCCGACACACAGAAAATTCTGAACACTCATGTATATACTGAACGAATGGTGGCTATGGGGACAAACCCACGCGTGGCGCGGGAGAATTGGATTAAGCAGATTATCGGAACCAACGACATAGATGTAATAGAAAGACTAATGACTATGTCAGAAACAGGTAGGCTGTTACGCAGAGATCAGATGCCTGTTAAATTAACCCCAGAGGAAATTGCCTCACTTGATGAGGCTGTGCGGAGCATTAAGTTACGGGAAGCGCAGAACCAAAAGTTAAACGAGTGGCAGTACAGCACCGCCCGCCAAAAAGCACGGACCTTTATGTTTGGGGAGATTTTGCCACAGTTTACTACTGAAAAAATGATGCAAGACCCACGAGAAGTGTGGGAGTTCTTTAAAAGAACAGCTAGGAAAAATCGATTCTCCCTCTACTATAAAGATATTTATGGGATGCAGCGTCCCCTGATTACTCAAGCGGAGTTTATGGAGGTGCTTAAGAAACAAGGCGACTTATATAGGAGTCTGGAGGAAAACAGCGATAGGGATAACCGGAATGATGCCACAAAACTTGCGGATTTTCAGGCATTCGTAACAGCGTTACAAAGCAGTCCAGAGAGTGCTTATGAGCTATTAGGGACACACGCAAAAACCACAGCCGATTATACAAAATGGCTCCCGATTGCGAGACAGGCTGCTAATCGAAAGTCCTGGTTCCAGATGAGCCACCCAGACGATTTTGCCAAAGCCTTTGGGAAAGATATACAGGGCAAAGCGACAGTGGACGGGGCGCGGATGGCTAACGCCATGACGGAGTTCTTTGTTAACCTAGATAAAAACGATGGGGAATATACAGAGGACGGTACAACCCGCAAATTCGATGTCACTAACCCAAAGGACAGAGCGGAGGCGTTTGCGCTCGCGAGGCTATACGCCCTCCAAAATGAGTTAACTAACAACCCTAACGGTGAGCTATCTAATATTTCCAAGGGCAAAGAATATTGGTTGGCGGTGACGCGCAGAAAGCCAGAAGATTGGGATAAGGTTGACCCTTTAACTAGGGTAAGTCCTAGTGCCGCGTTTGCGATGATGGTTGACGTAGACCCATCTCTTAAAAAGAACGAGACATCGGCGGTGCCACCTCCCAAAACGAGTGACAAAACGTCAGGGAAGAAACTTAAGTCCCTAGCTGAGATGAGGAAATTGGCGGCTAAGAAAAACAAAGGAAATAATGTCACAACAGCCAACCAACCGGAAACTACAAATCTCAATGCTCTCCGCCTAGATCAAATCCAGCAAGTGGTCACTCCAAAAACTGTGACAAAGAAACGGCATGGGGCGCGGGTGGTGACAGATGTGACGCCGGAATCGATTACGTTTGAAGGGCTTACCCTCTCGGAAGATCAACTCCGTGGGGCGTCAGAATTAATAATGAGCCTCGTACCAACTGGGCCACAGCCAATACACGGGCGAAAACGCGGGGTTACCGCCAAAGATATGGATCGAGCGTTGGCAAAATTCTTTGACATTGACCCAGAGAGAATTAAAGGGAGCGGCAAGGTTCTTCAAGAAGTCAAGAAACAGGTCTTAGAGTATATTAAAAGTCTCCAACGGGGTGGGTGACGTGGCAGAAATAAACAGCTTTGATCCTGATCAAGCACAGAAGGATATTGATGAGCTAAGAGCGGACCCATCTTTAGCCCCATATTTTGATCAGCGATATGGCAAAGGAGAGGCCGATCTTACGTTAAAAGCATACGGCCCTCTCCCAACAGAAACAGCACCAACTGTTCAGCCTGAAACTTCGTCTGATATCACAAAAGATGATGGCGGGGGCTTCTGGGCTCATGTTTCCGAAATCCCTTCCCAAATTTACGGAGGAGCCCTGAAGAGCGTCGATGCGACAGCTAATTTCCTGGCGAGAAATGTTGGTGACATAACTTTTGTCAATGAAAAGGGTGAGTTTGAGATAAACGTCCGCTCCGCTAGTGAAGTCGAAGACTTAATGAAGCGCAATAAATGGGGGAGCCTTCACAAGACTATTGGCCCTGATGATCCAAAAACAATGACGGGTGCCGCAACTAGGGGAATTTCACAGTTCGTTGTCGGTTTTGTCGGTGTGGGCAAGTTCTTCAAGCTGGGCAAACTCTTTTCGGGGATGTCTAAAGGCAAACAGGCATTCACATCATCGATGACCAGGGGCGCGGCGGCAGATTTCTTTGCATTTGAAGGTAAGGAAGGAAACCTCTCTTCCTGGCTGTCGAGCATGGGTGTCGATAATGTCTTGGTAGAGCAATTAAAAACAAACCCTGAGGACACTGATCTTCACAACAGGCTCCGTAATGCGCTTGAAGGAGCGGCAATAGGTTCAGCGGTTGAAGGCATCATAAAGATCATAAGAGCAACAGGAGCCCTTAGACGCGGTAAACCTGAGGAAGCCGCAGAGTTAGGCAGACAGGGTGCTGATGAAATTGAAAAAGGGGTACGCGCAAAACTAGATGAAGTTGACGAGATTGATGCCCAAAATGCGCGGAGTGCAGATGAAATAGCTGATCCGGTTGCGGGAGATGCAACACCTAGAACGACTGTTGACCCAGGGGGCCAAGGCAGACTGTTTCCTGAGACACCTGCCGAAGCAAAAATTCGCGCTGAAGCTGAAGTAAAAGCAGGGGCCACCTTCCGTGAGCGTCTGGCAGACCCGAATAACCCCCAGACATTCCAAGTGTTTGAAAATATTGTCGAGAGAATTGCCCACGGGACGGCTAGGCGGGGGCATCAGTCTGGAAATGTTGCGCGTCCAGGGGAATTGGCGGCGGCACTTAGGCATGTCACACATCAAAGTGATGTGGAAGATGTGCTGCTTACGGTGACAGAAGTTCTTCGGAAAGAATTTGATGTTGTTAAAGGGGGGGAAAAACAGTCCCTCCAGCAGGTTAAAATAAGGGTCAGGCATGACCTTAATAAATTAGCAGACGACCTTGAGGGGGACGTTAACCAACTTATGAAAAACTTCGATAACTTAGGGGGAGATAATTGGGTAAACCTCGCCGCCACTGTACAGGCGCGGAAACAGTTTGTCATGGAGATGAGCGCCGAAGTCCAACACCTCTCACAAGTTAAAGTTAACTTAGCAGACGGCGTTATCGATGATGTTGCCCTCCGTGACATGGGGTATAAATCGGTAGATGAATTTAACTTGAGTTACAATGCCATAACTGAACTATATGGAAACCTGACCGCAATTTTCTTTGGGCAAAGAGCCGCAGTAGGCCGCGCACTTCGGGCCATGCAAATGACAACGCGCAATGATGGTGTCCTGACTGCACCAATTAAAAACATGATGGACAGGTCTTCACCATCGACACTTAAATATGCGCGG